GAAACCATGGTTGAACCGTTGGTCGTCCTGGATCACATTGGTTGGCCCGTCATACACAAAGGCACGAATACGCCCTCGAAGAACACGCACTTTCCCCATTCAATCACTTCCTCTTGGCCATCTTGTGGGCTTCACGGACGGCACGCTTGAACCCGCCTGCCTTCCACTTACCGCTCTTGAGCTTGTATCGAGGGGCGATCTTCCTGAAGGCGGCCTTGTATCGGCGATTGTATGCGGAGGCCTTGCGCTTGGCTTTCGTGGCGACCACCGGGGCCGTGGCCTCAACACGCTCGCCGACTTCTGTCCCTATGGACATGGCTAGCGAGGGAGACATCCCCCGGTCAATCAGCAATTGACGCAAAATATTGCAGGTAGCACACAAGTGAGCCACCTCATTGCTGGCTCAATGCGAGGCTCATGGCTTTTGCAGAGCTCATCTTCTCAACGGTGGCTTCGATAACAATCGAGACATACACATTGCCTGCAAAACCCGTGTTGGCGACGCCGCCCAGGTAGAGGGATTCAGTGGCGACCAAGTAGCCGTTCGTGTATTGTTGCGGTGCAATGTCGAACGAGTTCGTGGACGACGCCGCCAGGGGAGAAGTTGCGATCGAAGGCGTGTATGCCTCAATCTTTCCAGCCGCGACCATGGACCGATCGGAAGGAAGCACAATGTCGCTTTGGGTTTGCGTGGTGAGTTGGAATTGAGCCACGGCGGCGGTGTCTGCAGCGGCCATCGAGAGCGAGCGTCCGGTGCTGTCGGTAAAGGCAACGTCCACACGGTGGACCTTGAGGATGCTCTGGTTCAACGCGTCAACGTATGAACCCAAGTCCACAGCTCGCTCAGTGAAGGTGTTCGTGTTTCCAATGTTCAGGGTTTGTCGGATGAAGAAGCTCTCAGCCATGATCTCAGACAAAAGCGCCAAGGTATGTAAACAGCACCTAATCTTCCTAATGGGTGAGGCACGAGTTAAGTTAGTCCCCGCGCCACCCTCCCCCTTTGCTAACTAGCCATAGGGTATAGAGTTTCCTTGGGAATCCTATCCGTTTGATAGTGAAATAACATTATTTTTAAGAATGGGAACCGCTTCGATAGGCACATGGGGAACCAATACAGCATAACTGTAAGCGACGAAACGCATGCGATTCTGACACTGGCGAAGGAAAAGAAGCTCAAAGTTTCACAGATCGTGGACATCGCGGTCAAGACTTTGGGCTTGGAGGCGCTCATGCGTCTTCAGAGGACCTTCAGACAGGCCGAAGCATTCCTGGACGGTGAAACCTATGACTGAAGGCAGCCATCACGAGTATATCTCCGTTGGTGATCGCATCGTTGGATACATCAGAGTCACGAATAGCGGCAAAATCCTCTCAGTTTGGTTTCAAGAACCATACAATCAACTCTTTCTTCCAGAGGTGAAAGACGATGAGTGATTTCTTCAAGTGCGATTGTGTTCGAACATGGGTGCAAATGACCCATTGGTGCAACCGAACCGCTCACGATGAAATCATGGACGACGATGAGCACGACTCATGCGACGGTCATGACCGTGGCGAATATGTCCACTGCACCGATTACAGCGTTGATCATGGCGACATCATTCAATGCACCATCTGCAAAACGACCTGGACGCACGATGATGGGAAGGATTGGCGTTGAAAGTTCGATGCGCAATGTGCGGCTTCGAGGCGGAAGTTGAGCAACCTTTGCTTGCTCGTGCTCCAATCCAGGCGTTCTTTGATACGCGTCCGCGCCAGGAGCGGTTGTCTTTACCGGACTTGTGGATCTGTGACACTCACAAGTAAGGAATCATTGTGATAGCAAGTTGAACAGTTTCGAAACCACCGACAAGGCCGAGAGTAAGAAACGAAACGAGGACATTCAATCGAACAAGTCCTTCCAGGTTCGACTCTTTCTCCTGGCGTCGTTCCTCGCGTTCCATGAGCCAGGTCGCAAACCTCGTCGTTCGAGATGGTCCTGGTGCAGCTTCAGTTACGGTATCAGTTTCAGTTGACATCTTGTGCTTCCTCCTTGATGATCGCGAGAACAGCCTCGTTGTCGGACAACGAGATTTCTTCGAGTTCGATGTAGTAGTTGAAGAAGTCCGTTCCGGTTGCAGTTGCGGCGGAGACTCCAACATAGAGATCACGGACCACGACATGCGTAGGGTCAACGAGTTCAAACCGTTGAGCCACCGTCGAATCTCCGATGGCCTCGGTTGATGCCCATGCGACCTGTCGCTTGTCGTCCCACAGATATTCTACAACGCCAGCAGATATCCCCAAAGAATCCGCATGAGTACCGAGAACTCCAAACATATCCCTGGATCCAATGCTTGAAGAATGGACATTCTCCTGGGCAAGAACAAACCGTTTGATTCTGAAACCATGGTTGAACCGTTGGTCGTCCTGGATCACATTGGTTGGCCCGTCATACACAAAGGCACGAATACGCCCTCGAAGAACACGCACTTTCCCCATTCAATCACTTCCTCTTGGCCATCTTGTG